TATTAATTAGTTTCTCTTTTATACTATAAATATGTTTATTTGTTCTTTTCCAATACTGATTGGAATCTAACTCATTCATAGTTTTTATTTTATTATACCAATTAAAGAACTTTTCAGTTTCTCTTAGTTGATATTTTAATTCTTTTAAACCCATTGCCATCTTCTTATGAGGATGCATTGTTTCATCGTTCTTTAATTCTAACCAACGATTAACAGGTCTTTTTACTTTGGCTTCAGATATATCTTCTCTCATATTACCATCATAGTTCATTGCCCAATTATCAAACCCATCTAACATTTTTGAAATTTGTCTTTCATCTGGTGAACCATACGGATTGTAATCAAACTTAGATTTCATTTTATCTAATTCTTTTTGACCGAAGTTTTCGTATCCACCTTTTTGTTTCCACTTTCTCATTAGTCCTTTTTTAACTTTTGAGATTGCTGAACGAACTTGTGATGGTTTCATTGCTTCGTTTACTGATTCACCAAATTGTTTGGTAATCATTTTAAACATTTTGTTATTAGGTCTACCAGCAATTGCTGATACGAATGCCATTCTATCTTTTAAATTTCCTTTTTTTACAAAGTTAAAAAGTTTCTTTGCATCGATGTTATGTGTATTGATAAAATCATCAACTGCAATACCACGAGTACCAGTGAATCCAGCAATACCCATAGCTAATTTAGAAGCTTCGTTTACTGATTCATTCATTTTGTTATTCTTTTGAACGTGCTGATAAATCTTTTTTGCAAATGCTGGGGAAGTGATTTTAGCAATCTGAGTAATAGTTTCTCTTTTGTTAGGTCTTACAGATGTTGAACTTGCATGACCTTTCATATCAGGAAATTTACCATCTAATGAATATCCATAATCACGAATATCAGTTAGATTGGAATCTTTATCAAAAATAAATCCATAAGAACTTATTCTTGAGTTGTACATTTTTCTTACGGTAAGTTCGTATCCATTGTTACCTTGTTTATCAGAACCGATAACCATTCCAAAGGATTCACCTGTTTTGTTGTTTCTACCTTTGATTGCCTCAGAGATGTTATCAACATCATCACCTACTACACTATAACCAAGTGCAGTTGCGATTTTTTTCTTTCTTTTTTTATCAGATTTACCCTTATCAGAGAATGCTTTAGGGGTTTGGTAACCAGCTACATTACCTGTTGTAGTGGCCTCTTCAAGTTCTTTTTCAATTTCTTGAATTAATTCATCTAAATACTCTTTAAGATTTTCGTTCATTGACATTTTTTATCTCCTTAATCAATTCATAAGACATCATCAAAGCTGAAACTTGTTCATCGGTAATCTTTTTACCAATTTTTTGTTTTTTAAGAACATTAATTGTTTCTCTCAACTTGATTTTTGTAATCTTATCCTTCATACTCTTGTACATACCATGTAAAGTAGTAATAGTTTCGACTAATTGAGAATCATAATACTCGTTAAACTTTGATGTATTAGTTACGTTATTAATATATTCTCTTAATAAACTCTTCTGTGATTCATTTAGAGTAGTATATTTTTTGTTAAAAGTTTCAACAAGTATTTTATATGTCAACAACCTTAGGTCCTTCTCTTGTTTTCTATATTCTTCTACTAATTTATCTTGCTTAACACCTGTTGAATTTTGGGAATTAGATGAGATGTGTTCTACAAGAGTGATTTTAGAATCGAATACGTCCTTAACATCAAGAATATCATTCTTTTTACCTTCAAAAAGTTTATGAATTGAAGCTAAAATTTTGTAGTTTGTTACCGGGGAAGATAAGAAATTATTAATTTCGAAGTTCTCCTTGATGGATTTAACAAGATTGTACTTTTCTCGTTGAAGTTTTGTATAATTTATTTTAGTATGTGCTTCTAAAATAGCATCAATAAACTTTTCAGCCTTTGAATCTGTATTGTATTTTTCGTTTATAAGTAGGTTGAATAATCTGAGTTCTTTTGATAGCTCAGTTCCTCTTCCATAGAATTCTTTGATGATTCCTTTTGACTTTTCCTCGCTACCATTAAGTATTTCAACGGTAATTTGTCGAGTTAAAAGCTCAAAAAGGAAACCAGTATTCTTAAATTTTGAATGTTTTATTTTTCTCATCTTATTTGTTTCCTATTATGATATAGTAAAAATTCCCTAATATAAATATAAAATTATAAAAGTTAAACTAAATTATTCTTGGTCAAGTATATTATTTTCATCTAACATACCTTTCATTTCGTGTAAATACTTCCTTTTAGCAGCTATACCATTAATATATTTAATTGCCTTATCTTCAGAAGTTCTTGAACGTTTTTTCGTTCTTTCATCATCACCGAGTGGGTCTCTACCAAGTGGATGTTTATCTTTTTTATAAGTTCCACCCTCTCTTGGTCTACCACCTTTATCTTTAATTTCTTGTTTGATATTTTCAATTTGTTCTTCTATATCATCTGGTTCTTCATCTTCTTGTGCAGGGTCTGAACCTTCATCTTCAATAGAACGGAATCTAAATCTATCTTTTAAGTCATCCAACATCCTAACTCTCTGTTCATCTTGTTCACCACCACTTAGTTTAAAGATGTTTTCATATACCCAATCTTTGGATAACATATTAAGACCTTGAATATCTTGAGCCAATCTAATCTTCTCACTCCACAAGTTTACTTTTTCTTGTTCATAAATTGTAGATGGGTTTACTAATTGTAAACTAAAGTTAGTCATTTCTGAATCTTGAATTCCTTGTGAGTACAAATGAACTATTGCAATCTTAGATAATTCTGAAATTACTGTTCTTTGAATTCTTTCAATTGTTCTTGCAAATCTTACATCTTCAGCGGCAAGAGTTGCTTTACCATTTACATTTTCCTCATATCCTAAATAAGCTCTTGGAATTTTTAATGCTGCAAATAATTTATTTTTTAAATAATCGATATCCTCAATACTAGCATATTCTAATCCTGCAAGATTATCAATTGATGTTCCACTATCACCACCACGAACAGGAAGATAGAAATCTTCTGTTAGGTTTTGCATATTGTACTTTAAGTTGTAATCACCAGTATTTCTATCAACAAAAGGAACTTTTTTCATTTTGTTCATAATTCTCTGCATGTAGTTATCAACTTCAGTAGGAGGGATATTACCTATATCAATTTTGAAAACTCTTTTTTCTGGTGCTCTCATGATTCTGTGAATCAACATAGCATCTTCCATTAGAGATAATTGTTTCCACAATCTTCTTCCATTCTCAATCATAGATTTACCATATGGTAACCAGTTTGTATCTGCTAATAATCTAAAGTGAGCAACTTCAAAGTTTTCATATTGTTCTTTACCATTCGGGTCCTCAGTAATTTTAAACTTTACTGAATTTGGATTCGAAGGGTCTGTTCTTTCTAATCTTTCTGTGTTGTAAACTGAATGAGGTGTTACATTAACAATACCTTTACCTTCAGCGATTTCTAAACCTAAGAAGAAATCTCCATACTTACACATATTTCTTACCCATGGCCATAAGTTGAATTCAACATTAAGAATATCATAGAATAAGTTTGTAAGTAAATCTTGTACTTTTTGATTATCAGAATGAATCATAAGAGTATCACCAAATTCGTTCTTTAGTGTTGATTCATCTGCGTAAATATCAAGAGCTGATGCTAATATTGGGTCGTTATCCATCGCATCGTAATCTCTAAAAACTTCTCTACGAACTTGTTGGTATGCCATTGATTGAGCACCACCTGCTTGTTCATAGAAACTTTTTTGTAGTTTCGTATATCTATCTCTTAGAGAAGATAAATTTGTTTGTTGTCTTTCATCGGTATCAACAACTTTTCTCTTACCATCTTTATCGACAGTAACAACTGCTTGAGCTCTGAAGAGTTTCGTTAATCTACCAAAAAATGAAGTATCTGCCATCTTGTTCCTAATTTAATTTTATAACCTTTTAATTTTATTTTACCACTTTCTACATGACCAGTATCTAGCTTTGTGTCTTGGACCTGGTGAATCACAATTGTGTCTTGCTCTAAATGCTTTTCTTGCATCTGGATTATTCTTACGAATTTTCATCGTCTTTTCATTTCCCTTACCTTTGTGACCAAAGTTTACTTTTACTACATTACCTTGAGGATTTTTAACATATACTTTGAATTTTTTAACATCACCTTGCATTGGTTTACCAAGTTTTACTTTTCTTCCTTGGTATTCTGCTTCGTTAATATCAGATTTATACGATTCCATGAATTCACAGAATTCTTTAATATCATCGTAATTTTCTACGAAATACTCATTACAATAAGATTCTGTTTCGTTTTCACTAATTAATTTTTTCATTGAAATCATAATATTTTTCTCCTTACTATATAAATATACAATTATTTAATTAACCAAGTTAAATCCTCATCTCTATCACCAACCCTTTGTTTCCAAGGATTATCTTCCATTGAAGAATTACCACCAAATCCCATACCAACTACATCCAATGAATGTGCTCCAATACCACCTAATGCTTGTTTTGTTAAATCAATTCCTTCTTGTCTTAATCTAAGTGCAGTATCTCTAACCCACAATCCAATAGATAATGACATTGTTAAATCATCATTGTATCCACTCATGGCTTCGGCTCTATTTCCTCTCCATATAAATGTAAACAATTCATCAATTAATCGCGTTGAACGAACTGTTACAGATTTATCTCTAAAATAATCATCCAACTTTGATATAATCAAAGGTCGAGTTTTAGATGTTGTACTAAATCCTGCAACCATTCCTCTTTCTTCTCTATTATATTTATTATGTAATTGATGTTCAACATCTACATACTTTAAATCTTTACTCATGTAGAAAAGATTTCCATATCCTCTATCAATTACTTGTTGTATAACTGCCCAACCAATATTTGCGTTCTCAATTACTAATAGTGCTTGATTGTAATCAGTTGCCAATGAAACTAAAAAGTTTCCAAAATCTTTAGTATCCAATTTACCTCTGTATTCTGCAACTTGTGAAGCTTCTTCAACATCTATAACATGACATGCTGAATAATCAGTTGAATCTCCACGAGCAACATCCGCAACTACCATATATGTTTTATTATAGTTGGGATATTCCCACTTCCAAAGATTTCCATCGAATCCTGTTTTCTCTATTGGTTCTTGACAAAAGGATTCTTTATAGAACATAAGAAGTTGAGGGTCAATCACAGTATCACCAGAAGAAACGAAATCACAATCACATTCTTGTGCTGCTCCCTTTACTCCTAATAGTACTTCTTGTTCATCTCTCCAATCTTGATTTCTTTCAGGATGAACACTCCAATGTAATCTGATTGGATTGAATCCATTTTCTTCTTCTTCAGCACCTACCCAAGTTTTATGAAAGAAATTTCCGACACCATTTGGTGTAGAAAGAATAATTGCATTACCACCCGTTGATAAGGTAGATTGTGCTGATATCCAAATATCTTCAATCTTATCAATAAATGCAGCTTCATCAAATACCAATAAGGATAATGCTTCAGAACGACCAGCATCACCAGCGGCTGAAGTTGCTTTTATCTGAGAACCATTCGAGTATCTTAAGGATAGTTTGTTATCTTCTACTGTTGTTTGTTTTAACCATGATGGTAAGTACTGATTCATTACACGAACCTTCGTTACAAGGTTCTTGGCAACTTCTTGTTTAGTTGCAATTACTAATACATTAAAATCTTGATTGAATAACATTTTCCAAAGTGAAAATCCCGCAGTTAAGGTTGAGATACCTGTTTGTCGAGATTTAAGGATAATGTTATAACGATGTTCTGCGAATTGGTCTAAAGTTCTTTCTTGAAACTGATATAAGTGAAAAGGAATCTTACCTCGCACAGGATGCTGAATCATACAATACTTTTTCATAAAGTAGATTGGGTCTTGTGCACATTTTTGATACTCAAGTTTAATTATTTCCTTTAAACTCTGTTTAGCCATTTTTTATTTTTTTCCTATTTTCCAATAGAGAGATGTTCCAACGAATGGTTTGTATTCTCCACCTTGATTAGATAAACCTACATTCAATCCATAGATATTCATCTTCTTAGTTTTTAACAATCCATTAACACTTAAGTTACCAAAGCCATTTGTTTGGTCAACTCCTAATCCGAAACCATAATAAAATTCGTTTTTAGGTAACTCTTTTACAATGGTAGTATTGTAAACAGTTGGAATCTTGAAGAACCAATCAATTTCTCTTGATTCGATTCTATTTTGTGAAATAACATCAGTAAGAATACCAAATCCTAAACTACTATCTGGTTTTGCTCCTAATGAATCAGTTACTTCTGTTGGGAACTCATAAGTTAAGTTCAATGTATCTTTTACTGTTATTTTAGAAAAGTAATCTTTAATAATTGCAAGTGAATCCACATCTATTGGTATTTCAACTTCTTTAATTACTTCTTTTGTAATGTACTTTGGTACATACTTTGTTACTTTAACTTCTTTTTCAACGTAAATTGTATCAGTTTCTTGTTTGATTAGTTCATAATCTTTACCATCTACATTTACAATTTCTTTATCTTCGAAATCCGTTCCACATCCTCTCATTAAAAAGATAACTCCTATTAATAGTAGGATAAATAATTCTTTCCATCTTTTTGATAGTAAACTAAATAAAATGCTCATAATTTTTTTCCTTTAATATATCGAAGGCCTTAATTCTTTTGTTTTCTAACTCTTCGATTTCTTTTGTCCCATTATCTATCATTTCTTGAATATCTTTTTTTGTATCTTCAATCGAATTTGGTAATTCCCACTTTTCAACCGTTCCATCTTCATTTACATATTCATAAAATGGTTTGATATCTTTTAGTGATTGTTTTAATTCTTCTAATTTTGTTTTACCAAACACAATCATACGAGTAAATATCTTATAATCTTGATATTCTTGAAATAATCCAACCGCTCTTAATTCGGTTTCTCTTATCGATGTACAATTCATACAAAACCCACCATTCTGTATAAACTTCAAATCTTTTGCAGATTTTTTAATAGTTTTACACTCAGCGTTTTTACATTTTGATTTTTCTTCGAGATATTTTCTGATTTCTTGTAATGCTTCAGAATTTTTACCCGTTTTTAAAACATAGCCTTCTTTTTGTTCATATTTACTATGTTCATCTTCCCAAACATCACCTACTTTATGAGATTCTTTCTTTTTAGTCCAACCAACAGTTGTATTTTTATCATACTTTCCTGTCTGAACCATATCTACCAACTTTCTACGAGTTGGATGCATATATTTCTTTTTAAATTCTTTTCCCATTATTATACATTAGGTTATGTTGTGTATATAAATATATAAAAATAGAGAAACCGAAATTTTAAAAGAAAATACCGAGTATTTGATTTACTGATGCAAATGTTCCTGTGAGTTTAAAGGTATTACCATTATATAAGAATACAATACCTTCATTTGGTACAATTTTATTAGAACCACCAATAGAATTTAACCTTCCAAGTTCTAATTTAAGTTTTTCTATCTTTTTTGGGTCACCTGATTTTTTAACATCTTTAATTGTTTGGTCAATTCTCTTTTTCATATCACGAACAGCCGAATCAGGATTAACAGTTAAAGCAGATGAAGTAAATTCTAATACTTCTGCACCCAATCCTAAGAAAATCTGTTCAAACTTCATTAGATTCTGTTTAGAAATCTTCTTTTGGTCATCTTTATCTGTTTTCTTAGCCCATTCAAGTGTTTTAGAATCAGTAATATTCTTATTATCTAATCTAAACTTCTTATCCATGAATGCCCATCTCTTAACTAACCCCATTTTGGTTTTGTTATCGAGTGTTGATGGTGAATTCTTATCAACCCATTGTTCCCACCATGCTTGGTGATAGTTTGCAACACCATCTGTATCCTTTAAACTAAATTCTTTCTGTAATTTAGATATCTGTGATGAATATTTACTACGTTTCTTAGATAAATCTTGTGATTTTGGTAGTTTTACAACAGGTGGGCCTTGAATAGTGTAGTTATCTTGTACATCTTTGTTAACTTGTTTAATCATACCAGCTAATATTCTTGCTGCTTCACCATTTTCACCTATTGCAACCCCCTCATCGTTATATTCCATAGTACCATGGAACACAAGTAACGCTTGGCCGTAAGGAATCACATTAACTGATGTTGGGTATATCACTTCAAGGTTCATAAAACACGCTCCTTGTTTGAATACCTTATCTCTTTGTTTATCTGAAAGGGATTTTATTGCATTTGAAAGGTCTTTCATAGCATAATTGTATGCATCTGATAAACCTCCTCTACCTTGGAACTTATCTGATACTCCTTTGATATCTAAAGCGTTCTCACCTTTGTTTTTTAAGTGTCCTTTGTTTCTTGCTGCTACTAATCTCCCATCTCTCCATGAAATAGCAAGAGCTTGACCATCGGTTTTCTCTCTGGTGTACTCAAGTGTACCTTCAAGTGCTCTATTTACGATATCTTTAAGTTGTCCAAAGGTTAAATTGATATCAGTATCAAATGGGTGAGACATATGTCCATACGCACCACCTTCTTGGAGTAATTTAGATTCGTTTATGTTTTCTTTTATTAGTTGTTGTGGTGTTTTAGTGTTTGGTAAAAACATTTCAACCAACTTATCATCAATATCACTTATTAGTTGTTCTATTTCATTCATAAATTTTTCCTTTTCTTTATTTTTAATCCACAATCCTATTTCAGGTCCTTTGATATCAGATGGAACATCCTTTCCACCAATAGATAAGTTAAAGTTTACGAACTTTTTCATATCCTTCCCAATCAACTTACCAAATTTAAGGATTTGGTCATCTGATAAAGATGTTTTTTCTTGTAGTTTCTTGAATACTACAATTTCTTCTGGTCTAAAGTGTTGTAATGATACTAAAAATACAATATTATTTTTTTCGTCATTAGAATAAGTTAATTTGTTTAATTGTTTTCCTAATACCGAAGGTGAATTCTTTTTGAATAGTGATGCAAGGAACAAGATATAATCATTATCCTTGATGTAAGGTTTAGATATTTTAAGATTTGGGAATATTAGTGAAGTGAATCCAATCTTATCATTCAACTCCATATACTTTTTAGTATCTTTAGCTGATTTGATTGATTTTATAACCTCATCTCTAACTCTTTCAAATGATACTCCTTTAAGTGATGGGTCTTTTTGTAATGCATCAAGTAATTCTTTATCTAAGTTACCACCCAACCTTGCTTGGAATCTTAAAGCTCTTAGTTTTCTTAACGGGTCCTCATCAAATCTTTCTTCTGCCTTACCAACTGTTCTAATGTTTTTCTTTTTAAGGTCTGCGATACCACCAACTAAGTCAACTATCTCTTTTCTATCGATATCATAGAATAAAGCATTGATAGTTAAATCTCTTCTTCGTACATCACCCTCGATATCTGTATAATCAACAGATGAAGGTCTCCTACCTTTACCAATATCTTTTCTAAATGTTGCAATTTCATGTCCACCAACCATTACAACTCCGAATGATTTACCAACCTCAACAGTTTTCATTCCTAAATCTTTAGCAATCTTTAAAACCTCATCTGGTTTTGCATCTGTTGCTAAATCAAAGTCCTTTGGTGATTTACCAAGTATAGCATCTCTTACTGCTCCACCAACTACATAAAGCTTCTTACCATTCTTTTTAAATCCTTTTTGGATTTTAATGATATCAGATGGTACTCTTAATTTAAGGTCTTTACTTTCATCCAATCCACCTCTATCGTGTTTAGAAAATTTACCTAATTTATCGAAAGCTCTGAATGATTTAACCTTATCTGCTTTCTTTGGTCTCATTACAGATAGTTGTTTGTACTTCATGTGGTTTCTTACAATGTAATAAACATTTGCGGTATTACCACCAACTGATTCTATAAACTTTTTATACTTCTTTACTAATGAAGCAGATACTTTCTCATGTCCGAAGTGTGTGATGTGTCCTTTCTTTGGGTGAATACCCGCAGTTTCATCTTTTCCTATATCATGGAACATTGCTGCAATTGCAATATCAATATCATCTTCTTTGATTGAACGATTTACAACTTTGATTGTGTGTTTGAGAACATTACCCTCTGGATGTTTATCTAATCTCTGTCCAAAGTTCTTTAGATTGTAAACTCTCTTTTGTAAATCAGAAGGCATCTTTTTAAATAAGGATTTGAAATCTGTAATTCCTAATTCTTTTAATCCTTCTTTGATTACTTTATCTGATTTCAGTTTGTAATGTATATCTCTACCATCGGCATCTTTACCAAATCCTTTACCGATTACTTTTTTCCAAAGTAACTCTAAGAACTCTACCTTTTTTCTATAAGATAATCCTTTTATCTTTTGATTGATTTGTTTTCTGTTCTTGTAAACATATTTTTTGAAATCCATATAAAAGAATTCATTTACTTCTTTGATTGGTTCATATTGATACTCTTTACTTGATTCGGAATCTTTTCTATATTCCTTATTTCTTTTTGCAAACCTTTTCATATCTTCAGGACCTGCATATCCAATCATGTTTTCGTTTTTACCTTGAAACTTATCAAATTCTTTTTGTCTAAGAGCTGGTAGAAATCTAAACTTAGCTCTTTTCATTATTCTACCTTTTTTTCTAACTACGTTTTTGTGAACTACTTGTGATTGTTTTATAGTTAAATCAGATTTTTTGATATCAGGAAATAAATCTTTTGCAAACTCATCATAAACTTGTCTGTATGCCATTTTATAAGCAATCTTCTTAAGTTTAGAAAGAGGCTTTCTTCTCTTCATTGTTCTTGCTCTTCTTCTTGCGATTTGAGCTCGTTTACCAGCCATCGCCGCTTTTCTTCTCAATTTATCAGCAGGTCTCATTTTTCCTCGTTCATCGAGTTCTTCATTCAAACCCATTTTCTCTTTCCAAGAATCAAATGCATCAAAATCATATTCTTGTTTCTGAGAATCCCATCCACATGAATGACATAAGTACTTTTCGTTATCTTCAGATTCTATTTCCCATTGGTGATTACACTTTTCACACTTAACTTCTGTTCCTGCAAGTTCTGATATAAATCCTTCCTTAACCATTCTGAAGTTAACTACTTTTCTACCATTAATAGTAGGCATCCCATGTTCATCTTTACCGATTGATTTAACAATTGTTTTCTTGTTTTTAAATCTACCAGTCATAATAGTATCACCAACTTTAATTGGTAGTACAATATTTTCATTTAAAGATGCTTCATATTCTTCTTGTGATTTTTTATCACCTTTTTGAGAATCTAATGATGCATCTTTTATATCCTTATTGATTCCCAATCCTTTTACTAACTCATAACCAACCATTGATGCACTACGAGTTACATGCTTAAACCATTTAGAATAAGCATCAGTTGAATAGATATCTACTTGGTTATTTGCAGTTGTTGTACCTAAGATACCAGCAGGAAAAGGTGTTACTGCCCCAACAGGACCATTCGGATAAATTGGATGGTCGTAAATATCTTCTAACTCTTTGTTAGAAATCATATTAACTACCTCATAACCAATTCGTGTTGCTCTATCTACATTTATCTTAGAAAATACATCGTAATTGGGAAAAAAGAAGTTTGGACCATCATCAACTTGTCCTGCACTAATCTTTGAACTCTCATTGATGAGCCAATCTTCAATCATTTCTTTAGAAATCTCAATTACTCCTTCATTAAGCTTATCAGTAATCATCTTAAAGATAGTTGCGTTAAACTTTCCATATGCACGTTTCTTAAAGAAATCTTTTTTCTGTTCTTCCGAGCCTACTGATAATCCGTTTCGTGTTTCTGTACCACTTATTCCACCACCACTTGAAGGTGCAGCATAAACATAACCACCATCTCTATATCCCACAGAAACATCACCCTTATAAGGTTGGAAGTATTTACCACCTAATCGGTTTTTATCCTTCTCACCAACAACAGTAATAAATGCAGTTGTTTCTTCATCAAACTTTTTAAGAATTTCTGTGGGTTTGTATGGATTCTTGACCTTATGTATTTTGGATTTTGGGATTCCAAACATAGTAGTCATAATTTTCACCTTTTCTTTGAAGTTAAAAGGTGATTTAGGTCTTTCAACCTTATCAGATGTACCAACATAAACATTATCCTTACCGAACTTTTTGACAAGGTGTTGGTAAGTACCATAGTGTCCTTTGTGCATAGGTTGAAACCTACCCACATAGATAACTACTGTTTTTTTAATAGGATTTTCATCCTCCATTATACTCTCTACGAGAAATTTGGAAAGTTCATTCATATTTGGTACACCTTGTCAGTATATAAATATGGAAGAAAAAAGAATTAATGATTCTTGTAAATAAATGGGTCTCTTTTACGAAGTTCTTCTAATTTCTTTTTGTATTGTTTTTTTAATTTTCTTCTAATGTACCAACTTTTAATGTACACATATGGAAATAAAAATATTTTTTTTAAAACACTCATAATTTAATTTTTATAATATAGTTCAGGATACTCTACTAATATATGTATTCCACCCTCAGATAAAGCTTTCTTATATGCTGGTAAAATCTTTTCCGATGTATCTAATTTTTCAATAGTACAATTCGTAACAATATCTCTAAACGCATTTGTATAATCAGCCTTGTGTTGATGACCTGGGTCTAATGGTGTATCACTTCCCTTACCAACTCTTACAATCACATTTGGTTTCCATTCACCATCAGACATTGCTTCTAACTTATCTAAATGGTTTACTAATTGATTTACTGCAAGAATTAAGAAATCCCACCTTGGATAAAATGTAACAACTTGATGACCGGTCATTGCCAATCCCATTGTCATTCCCATTTGGGTTTCTTCCATTACTGGTGTTTCTATCATTCTTTCTTTTGGTAATCCCTCAATGGTTTTACTCATTGGGTTACCATAATAAACTATCTGTTGTCCGATGAATATTGTTTTATCATCTTCCATTGTAAGTTTCATTGCTTCTGTTAAAGCATCTAAATAAGGTGTGTATTCTGGACTACTCATTTATATTGTTTTTATAATGTTCATATGTTTTTCTAATACCCTCTTCAAATCCATACTTAGGTAACAACCCATAATCTTCTTGTTTTTCGGTATTCATTTTTCTCTTTGGTTCTCCATTTGGTTTTGAAGTATCCCAATTTATTTTTATATCTTTACCACTAATTTTTATTGTGGTTTCAATCATTTCTTTTATAGTTGTTTCTACACCACTACCAACATTTATAATTTCAGTATGTAATCTTTTTTTAGCGGATATTAAACACGCTTCAGCAACATCACCAGCATATACATAATCTCTTATTGGTGTTCCATCTCCCCACGCTTCAATTTCTCCATCTGATTCATAAACCTTTTTGATGGTTGCTGGTATAGCCATGGCATTTTCTCCGTAATTATCATATTCTCCAAATATATTTGAAGGTCTTAGTATTGTCCAATTTATCCACCCAAATTGTTGCCTATACGCATCTATAATTAATTCAGGTACTCTTTTACTCCAAGCAGGAAACCAATCATGTTGTGATGGAAGAGTTTCCCAAACAGTATCTTCTTCAAATTCTTCTGCAGATGCATATACACCAACTGATGATAGAAAGCACATATAAGCACTATGATGTTGACAATTTTTTATAAGGTTAATATTTGCTTGTATTGATGGTACAAGAAAATTAACAGGATATGATTTAGCTGTTGCAGGTGTACCTTTGATTCCAAAACAATTCATTACATCGTTTATATTGTATAATTCAAATATTGCACTAACCTTATGATAATCTGTTAAATCAATATTATGAAATACAAATTTATCACCAAATTGTTTGTAGTCATATTTAGGTTCTTTAATATCAATACCAACAACAACATAATCATCTGGTATAGATTCTGCTAATTTTTTTACAACATGATATCCAACTAACCCACTACATCCTGTAACAAGAGTTGTATGTGTATATTCTTTTTTCATAGTTTTTAAAATACTACCCACTTACCAGTACCATAGTGTGGATATTTTGATTCGTAATTATAATATACTACATCTTCTGGTAGTTCTCTTTGAATACCATTCCATGTATCTAAAGTTGGTGTGTTGGTACTCACACCATTATCTTCTACAACAAAATAAAATGGTAAATCATAGTTTCTTGCATATTTGTGAACTTCATAAAAGATTCCACTTTCAAATGCCATATCTCCAACAAAAACCCAAACTTTATCATCACCACCATTGTACTTGATTGATTTAGCAACTCCTAATGAAATAGGTAGAGTACCTGTTACAATTGCGGATGAGTAAAACTTAGAATCTTTATCTACGATAGTAATTGATTTACCATCCAATATTTTTTGTTTTAGTTTTGATTCCTCTACACCATGTAAAAGTGCATGATAATGAGACCTCCAAGTTGAGAACACCCAATCGGTTGGAGATATTTTTTTGAATACCTCTATTAGTTGTTCTTCGTTTCCGTTTGATAAGTGAATTGGGCCCCTAATTTCACCATTTTCCCAATGTGAAATAATATCATCTTCAAATGCAATTAATTCTTCTTTTGAGTAATTACCCGATTCCCACCTATCTTCATGATAATCTAAATTTTTAATTTTCATATAAAAATATTTTTTGTATAATCTGTATCATCTGTTTTGTTTACAATTTCACAAACTATTTTGTTATTGTTTATAAATCTATCTTTGTTCCATTTGTAAAAATCTTTGATTACATCTGGATTATTTTTTATTTTGTTTATCTCATTAAATATTAGTTTGATTCTTTTAACTGGATTCTTTTCATAATCATATGAATGGTCAATCAAATCATCAAAGAAATCAAAATCATAAATTTCTCTTAAGGCCTTTAAATGATTGTATGGAGCTACAATTAAAGGTATTTGATAATAGTAAAATGGTTTTAAAGATTTTTCAGTTATGTGAATAACATTTTCAGTAAAATCTGTTTCTGTTACAATATTTACATAACTATTTTTAAAAGTATTAACATCTATAATACCAGAATCTATTTCATTTTTTTGAAATTTATCTTTTTCATAAAAACTTAACTTTGAACCTTCTTCTATTATTGAATCATAAGAATCTATAAAAGTTTTTGAATCCGATTTTAGAGCCTTAATAAATGAATCACTATCATCACTTACACTAAAATCTATACAAGAATAATCTACTTTCCCCAATAAATTATTTTCTTTTAATAAAACAATAGTTGATAATCTATGATTCCACATTTTATTATTATGACACATAAACAAAAATGGCTTATCTTTATCTGAGTATTCAACTTTGTTTTTTTGTAAAATTTTAGAATGTTCAATAGATTGGTAAAATGGAAAATAAAAATTAATATTACTTTTCATATCACTCAAATAATTTTCTATTCTTTTGTTGTTTACATATAAATAAATTTTACTCGTATCAATATAATTGTTTAAGCAATATTGATTAAAAGAAAAAATATCATCTTCATGAAAACATTCGTTTAAATGAAATATTATAACCTTTAATCCCTTTTTGATATATTTTTTTAAATCATCTGAAAATACATCTTGGTTATTTGTATTTAGATTATTTAAATTTACTATTGGGTAAAAAATATCATTGAAATCAGAAACTTCATTTTCTTTTACAAATTCTAATTCAAAATTAAGTTGTTCAAATATTACAGAAGTAATTGAGTTTCTTTTTTCTAAATTATTTTCTCTAAAAAAATATTGTTCAGGTAAAAAATTTGATAGTATATTATCTAATACCTTTAATTTCATGGTGTATCTCTTTTTGATAGTAGTGGTTGTGTACAAGGCCAATCTATATTGAACTTCGGGTCATTCCAAAAAACAGTTCCTTGATTCTCTACATCATTATATTCACCAGGATATGCTAACTTATAATAAAAAACAGAATTATCTTCCATCACATAATGGCCATTCGCGAATCCAGGTGGAATTAAAACTTGTGTCTGTGTCTGTGGTGATATTATATAAGTTTCCCAACTTCCATATTGTGGATTAGTTACTTTGTTACCACCCCTAACATCCAAAACTACCAAATACATTTTTCCATGAATACAACTGATAAGTTTCCAAGTTTTATCATCATAGTGCATTCCTCTTAATACACCCTCTTGAGATTTTGAATATCTATCGTGTTTCCATTGAACTCCCTTTTCTCTTTCCTTAACAGGTATCATTCTATCATAATAATCAGAATGATATAATGTAGAAATCTCTCCCCTAAGTTCGTGATAAACAGCGGGTTGGATAATCTTAACTCCACCTGTTAAAACCTTTGAACTATATATGTGAATATCGTTCCATGCTCTTTCCTTATAGTAAATACTTCTATTAATTGATGCCATTTATAATTCATTTTTGTTAATTATCGAAACCCCTCGTTTCTGAACAACTTGTGTTGAACACTTGTTAGCAAATTCAATTGATTCTTCAATATTATATGTATGTATATATTTAAATATTAAACCTGCCAAAAAACTATCGCCGGCACCAGCTACATCCTTTACACTAACTTCTTTTGTTGGATAGTTTTTTCCATTAAAATCACAACCATTCGGTCCTCTTGTAATAATTGTTTTACTTTTTAGCCAATCATTATTATCAATCTTATCTTTACTTCTCAAATATTCATGATAGTTTATTTTTATAAAAGAAATATGTTTACACCAATTACCAAGTTTCTTTTTTGTATCTAAGAAAGTTGGACAATTACATTTTGATGAAATTTCTTCTATATCTTCTTTTGATAAAAATCCTTTATTATAATCTCCAAATACAACTAAATCAAAGTCATCAAGATTTGGTAATTCTGTTAAATTAAGATTAGAAACTTCATCATTTTCATCTATTCGTAACAAAATGTAATTATAAGAGTTATCAACATATCTTATTTTTACAATTTCTTCTGAATTACATATTAGTTGTGTATCTACATCGAGAGATTTTAAATTTAATTCTACATTTTCCGCCATTCCTTTTGAGTAAACTTCTCTTAAAGGTTTTATGACAGGGACGGGTGCTTCTGGTGATAATCTTAAAACATCACCATAAATAAAAACATCATCACAACTTTCTCCTATAACTAATACTTTCATTACCAACTAATTTCCCAATCTTTAAAATCTGATGCTATACAATCTACTTTATAATCTTTTCTACCACCATCTAATTCTTGTATCTTATTTTTGGCAGTATTTCTGATTCCATTCAATCCATGAGTTAACATCAATTGATTTCCTACATCATCACCATTTCTTGCATTATCTTCATTGTACCAAATATGAGTATTCATTTGAGAAAGTACGATTATTGCTCTGATAAAATCTCCATCTACTTTCAGTTGTTTTGTAGTGGTTAGAATTTCTGTAATATCATGTACAATTTCTTCAATCTCTTTTTGGTATTCTTCTTTGTGTTTTGGTATTTTGACTTCTTTTAATTGAACTATTGTTAATCTATCAATTAATTCACCAAGTGTAGGTAGGTATTTTCTCATATAACATATTTTTTATAAATATTCTGTTTTCTTAAATCTCCATAAAGTTCTGATGAACCACATGGTTCATTATAATTTTTTATTCTATCCGAATTGAATATCTCCAAACCCTTATATGCTGATTCTGGACTCATATACATATGCCAACCCACACATTCAAACTCATCTTCTTTATACACTCTATCTTTATGTCTACCATCATAAATCATAGGTCTTGCCCATTCGTTGAAGTCAGGTCTGTTTGTAAGAATCATTCCACCCTGCCCTATGTTTAGTATTTTTTTAAGATGAAATGATAGAATCATAAATTTATCTTCATATCCTCTTCCCATACTTTCATAAAATGCAGTTGCCGCATCAATAATACCTGTGTCTCCAAGTGGATACAATCCTTTCCATTTTATATCTTTGAATTTTGGCTTGTTACCACTCAAAATAATTTGATTTGGAACTGATACATAAGTATTTGCTGGTATTTCAATTTCTGTATCTATAATGTTTAAGTAATGTAAACACAGTCTTATTGCGTTAGAATTTGAATCACATGCAATACCATATCTGTAACCTGTATATTCTGCAACCTCGTTTTCAAAATGAGTTACCCAATCCCATGGGTCATTTATTTTATATTCTTTCATTTATTTTGGTTTATATCCATAATCTTCTCCACCCTGCCCAACATAGTGTCCATCCCAATTTTCTTCTTCGTGTAATTTGTGGTGTGAATATTCGTTTGATTTATAAGTACTTCTATGAGGTGGATTATCCTTATCATATTCTGATGTTGAGATGTAGTAAAAGAATCTGATTGCACATCTTGGTTTATCCTCTGGTGATTTTACTTCACTCACTCTATGATATGGTGCTTGTTTTACATTCTCATTGATTACCAATCGATTGAACTTTGGTGATACTGATTCTATAAGATTTGATTTTGGATTGATATCAATATTATCATCCCAATACTGAATGTGTCCTCCCCACTCATCGTTCCAATCTGGTGTGATGTATAAAAGTGAGGTTAGTTTTCTATGTAATCTGATTCTATCATTCCAATTGAAATCATAATGACAACCCAAATCTTTACTATTTCTGATTATTGAGTATCCTGCTCCAACTAAATGTGGGTCTGGTAATAATCCTACAATCCCAGTCATTTGTTCTAACTCGTACAGAAACTCACCACTATGCATGATATCGTAAGTTACCCTATGTGCAGTTGGAAGGGAAATCAAATCATTGAACTCTTCCATTCTTGAACCAGCACGAGTAAATACAGTCCATCCACCCTTTGGTGCATCCATACACTCTTTATATAATTCGTGTGCAGTTTCTTCATCTAAAAAGTTATCAATTTTGGTTCTACCAAAACCCCATTTAGATTTACTTTGATTCCACTCTTGTTTTTTATTTATCATAGTTCAAATATACCTCTTACCTTTTCAACATCATTATTTTTCAATTTTACAAGTTCTCTAATCTTTTCGTGATTGTTTTCAAATCTTTCTCTGTTTTTTACATAAAACTTACTAATTTCATTTTTCATTTTATATAATCTGTTTATTTCAATAAATAACATTTTATATCTTTTTTGAAAATCTTTTTCTGAATCATAATCATGGTTTATAAAATCTCTAAACATATCTAAACCATAATTATCTTCTACAAACTTTACATGATTCCAATTCGCAAAAAATAATGGAAGTTGAAAATAATAAAAAGGTAAAAGTGTTTTTTCTGTAATGTGCATATGATAGTTATCAAACACATCAAATTTTGATTCATTTACTATGTTTATGTATGAAAATTTGTATGGATTTTCATTGTAGTAAATATTATAATCAATAGCCCCATTCTCATCTTCAAACTCATAATGTGATTCAAACTCACTTTTTTTAGGACAAATATCTACCAAATTATTATAAGTATCCTCTATACTTTTAAATGTATTACCTGTTATAATTTGGTATTTAGTAAGACCCACATCTCCTGGTACTGCATCTAACCAATCAGGCCTTCTTAGATGAGACCAATCTACTTCATCTATTAAATCATTTTTTATTAAATCACAAATTACACAAGTTCTATACGAATTAACCGCTCGGTTATAGCATTGAAATATTTTTTTCTTAGAATCATTATCGAAGTTTGGGTCATTATTATTAACTAAACACTTTACACCCTCCCAAACAATTCTTTCAAAAGAAGTTATTTCAATTTTATTTTCATTAGAAGGAATTTTATCAATCCATCTATTGTTGTTAATTAAAATTACTTTAGAAAGGTCTACTCCTTTATCGGTTAACCAGGATTCAAACCATGTTATGGAATCTGTACTACCCGATTCGTTATCAGATATATAAATTAGTTTTATATCAAATTCTTTCATTTTTTCCCACAACAATAAATCATGTTCTGATTTAAATCGTTTAGCTTCTAAAAAGGGATGTCCTCGAAAGTATTTTATGTAAACATATTTATCTTTTTTATTTAGTTTATTTATTGATACAAGAGTTGTGTAATCCACATCATAGGTAAACTTAAAATCGAGAAGTCTATCAAAAAAATATTCATCTTTTCTTATGTAAATTAATTTTCTCATTATCTATTCAAAAATTTTCTACCTTTTTTTATTTCATTTCTCCAATAATCTAAAAGGTCATTCATAGTTTGTTCAAAAGTGTATTCTGGTTTCCAACCTGTATGTTCTCTAAACTTTGTAGTATCTGGTACTTGTAAATCTGCATCAATTGGTCTTAACCTATCTTCATCAACTTCTACTTTAATATCTTTAACTGTTGATTGTGATATTAAATAATCTAACATCTCACCAATCTCACAAGTATATTCACCACCAATGTTATAATACTCACCTCCAATTGGATTTTCTGTAACCAACATATAATATGCCTTTACCGCATCTCTAACATCAGCATAAGTTCTAAGTGATTTTAAATTTCCTACATAGATTGTTGGTTCTTGTAATCCCGCCTCAATCATTGCAATCTGTTTTGCGAATGTGGATTCAGAAAACACATCCCCTCTCCTTGGTCCTGTATGAGTGAACATTCTTGTTGTCATTATTGTCATTCCAAATGCTTCTGCATAATATCTACCAAGTAAATCTGTACCAACTTTTGATATCGCGTAAGGTGAAGCTGGGTGAATAGAACATTCTTCATCAATTGGTAGTTTATCTTTTGGTACTCTACCAAATATTTCAGATGAGGCACAAACATGAACCACTACATCATCTTCACCATGGTCTCTCAATGCTTCTAATAAATTTGCAGTACCCAAAATGTTTGTTTGTAAAGTTTCAAGTGGTGCATCAAAAGATGTTTTTGGATATGATTGAGCAGCTAAATGAAAAACATAATCTGCTTCTGATTGTTCCACTACCTTTACTACCGATGGTAAATCATTCAAATCTCCATTGATTAAAAACAATCTATCTTTCTTGTTAATTCTATCAAAGTGGTGTTCTAAGTTATCTAATCTATCATTCCATCTTATGAAGCCATAGATATCCCAATCAGTATTCTCAATTAGATAATCTACCAAATGAGAACCAACCATTCCTGTTATTCCTGTTATTAATACATTCATTTGTTTTGTTTAAACCATTCAATTGTTTCTCTGATACCTTCTTCGAAAGTATAACTTGGGTTAAATCCAAGATTATTTATTTTTTCGGTACTAACCATCCTAAAAGGTATCGTAGTTGGTTTAGAATTATCCCAAACTATCTCTGGTGTAAGACCAGATACTTTTTGAATCGTGTTTACTATATCTCCAATCGTAATTGGTGCTCCATACCCAACATTATAAGGCTCCATTGGATTACCATGTTCGATTATTGTTAATGCTCCCTTA